GTTAATATCGCAGACACCTTGATGGCCAGCTCTGGTTCTACCCGTAAGATTACGGTCAACCAGCTCTTGGGCGCAGGCGGCACCGCCACCCTCGCCTCCGCCACCATCACCGGCGATCTGACGGTGGATACCTCGACGCTGAAGGTCGATTCGGCGAACAATCGGGTGGGTATCGGTACGGCGAGTCCGAGCGAGACTCTGCATATTTCTAAAGGAAGTGCTGCTACTTTTCTTCGTATCCAAGATTCCAGCAGTTCCAACTACATCGGAACAGACACTGGAAACTTTCGCGTATTAAACGCATCGGTGCAGGATTTGATTGTTGCGACTCAAGCTGGTGTATTCACCTTCGGCGACGGCGCAGGCGGCACCCGAATGACCCTGAACTCCACGGGGCTGGGGATTGGTGCGAGTCCGGCGGCTAAGCTCGATGTTTTAGGAAACGCTGCACTTACCGGAACCAGTGGATTCAAATACCTCTATTTCAATCTTGCCACTGATACCAACAGTGTTCGTGGAGCAAAGATCGGCAAGAATTACGATTCGCCGTATGACTTAAATATCCACGCTACGACTTCTGCAAGTGGTCTTAGCAATGAGGCTGCGATTAATTTCTATCGCAATCTCACAGATGTCAGCATGACACTGGACTCCTCGGGCAACGTGGGCGTGGGGGTTAGCACATTCGGAACCTCTGCCGCTAAAGTTCTCGGTCTTGCAAACGCTACTGCTCCAAGCACATCTCCTGCTGGCATGGGGCAACTCTACGTCGAAGCCGGTGCGTTGAAGTACCGTGGAAGCTCTGGCACTGTTACCACCATCGCTAACGCCTAATCCATACCAACATGATTACCCTCTCTTGGATCATCGAACGCCTGTTGGTCAAGCCGACCGAAGGCAGTCACACCGATGTCGTCATCACCGCCGACTGGCGATGCAACGGCTCGCAGGATCAGTACAGCGGAACGTGCTACGGCTCGTGCAGTTTCGCTCCGCCGAGCGGTTCGTTCACGCCTTACGAGGATCTGACGCAGGATCAGGTTCTCGGATGGTGTTATGCCAATGGCGTAGACAAGACCGCCATCGAAGCCAACGTCACCGCGCAGATCAACGACCAGATCAACCCTCCGATCATCGCTCCGCCGCTGCCGTGGTTGCCGCCGGTGATGATCGTGCCGCCGATGCTGCCGCAGGTGGAGCCGCCGCTCGTCAATGCGGAAACTCCTGTCGCCGCTGTTGACGAACAGCCGGTTGTTTCGGATGCTCCTGCGGCATGATTAAAATCGAACTTACCACTGAGCAGGCCAATCAACTCCTCCAACTCATCGATATCGCCATCAAAGCTGGCGGTTTCCAGAATGCAAAAGTAGGAGTTCCATTGGCCGACCTCATCATCGCAGCCGCACAGCCTAAACCCGAGCAATGACAACCGATACCAACAGTAGCAGCGGACTTGGACTTTCACTTGCAACCGCCGCTACTGCTGGTGCGGTATCACTGCTTCCTCAGTTAACAGAGTGGTTCCGATTCGGGGCCGCTCTGTTGGCGTTTATAGCCGCAGCAATCGGACTCTACAAAGCCCTCAAGAAATGAACTGGAAAACCACTCTCGCAGGTGTCGGCGCAATTATGGTCGCCGTTGGCGGTGCGCTTAAAGCTCTGTTCGACGGAGACCCGTCCACCAACATGGACATCGCAGCCACCATCACCGCCGTGACCATTGGATTCGGACTCATCATGGCCAAGGACGCTGATAAGAAGAAGGCTGAATGAACGTCATCGAGCAAATCGTATCAGCCATTCTCAAGTGGCTGGTATGGCTTGCGAAAACACCCTACACCGCAGAGGATGCAAAACCCGATCCAGAACTCAAAAAGAAGCTACTGGATCGCATTGCTGATTCTGAGCGCAAGCTGCTCAACAAGAGTGGTGATGGTGCCCCACGGTGAGCCTATACGCCTCGCTGAGGACGTAAAAGCTCGCGTCTGGGTCAAAGATGCCCAGGGCAAACCAACCAAGTCTCAAAACCGCGTGACAATCCACGAGGGATGGTACGCACTACCGAAGGAATAGTATGGCAACCCCACTCACAGGCAGTTCAGTCGCAGCAACATACATTGGCCTACTCAAGACCTCCGACAACGCTAGTCTTACCGGAAGTCTCAGGAGCATCAGCGATGGCGGCGGAACCGATTCCGCACTCCAGCTCTCCACCACCGCAGCCAACATTGTCGGTACCCTGAATGTCACGGGTGCCACCGGACTGGCTTCAAGTCTTGCAGTCTCTGGGTTGGCCACCATTGGTTCTACGCTCGGTGTGACCGGTGCCACCAACCTTTCATCCACCCTGACCGTTACCGGTGCTACCACCCTATCGTCCACTCTGGCAGTCACCGGTGCCGCCAATCTCTCGTCCACCCTCTCGGTCACCAGCAACATCTCCACGAGCGCGGGTAATCTGTCCGTGTTTGGAAACATCGTCCAAACCAACGCCGCCGCATCAAGTTCGTTTGCCGGAAGCCTTACCGCTTCATCAAGTTTCACATGCAATGGAAATGCATCGTTTTTTGGAAACGTATCATTCTCCAATCCGTTAACAATCAATAGCACACTTAATGTTACTGGTGCTACCGTTATATCAAACAACCTTACTGTAACCGGTTCGATTGGATCTAGTTCTTCAATTAGCGGAACGTCTTTGTCCGCAAGTGGTAACCTGACGGTAAACGGCAATACCACTATTGGTAATGCTGCCGCAGATCTCCTGACGGTGAACGCGAATGTTGTCACATTCCCGAACATCACTACTCAGAATGTTGATACGGATACCGATAAGGTTATCATTCTTGATTCGACTGGAAGACTTCGGGCTTCCAACTCCAGTCAGTTTGTTCAGACTTCATTTAACTCACCTCAATGTAAGCAGACTGTAAGCAATGACAGAGCATTGATTGGTGCAAATACAACTGGCTCTGGTGCTGATGTAATGTCTGTTACCATTACACCAAGAAGCGGAAGCTCAAACATTCTTGTTTCTGCTGTTATCAACTACTCGTTCAAGACCGATTTCTCAAAGAACTGCGTGTTCCGTGTTACCAGAAATGGTACTCCTATCGGAACAAGCGTAGGAACCGGAACCGCTGGAATTGCTTCTGCTAGTTACGAAGACGGTGAGGTTGAAGCTATTAATAATGTTAAGATAGAGTTTTTGGACTCACCAAACAGTGCGTCTGCTGTTACATACAAGGTTCATATATATGGATCTAGTAACATGTATTTGAACTATAATATAGATGGTTCAGTCCAGCAAAGCACTACCTCGACGATCACCGCGCAGGAATACTTCGCCTAATGAAACCCTCTGAAGTAGCTCAAGCGGCTTGCGATAAGCTGTCGTTCACGGACTCGGCTACGATCACGTTGGCCAAGAAGTTCTGTATCCGCCGCTACTCCATGATCTGGGATTCGTGCCTGTGGAACGATACCCTTGGCGTTACCTCCATTCCGATCACTGACGGTGATGAGATCAACACGATCAGCACCTTCATCACCAGCACCTACTCGTCGAACACTGGGTACAACATGTACATGGACTTCCCAGTGGCAGTGAAGTTCACGGTTGATGGGGATACCGATGGTATCGAGATCCCGTCCGCTGAGTGGGTATCGTTCTTCCAGCTCGATCCAAACACTTGGAACAACGTCGATGGGCGCAAGTCCACTCCCAACAACTTCGTGAACTGGGTCCGAAACATGGACCCCGCTTACGGACTTGCCGGTGTTCCCAAGATCAAGCTCATCCCCGTTCCCAACGTCAATGGAACGCTCTTCATCCTTGGCAAGAAGCAGTCGCAGATGCGCCAGTTCGGTGAGGCTCAGACCATCACCAACGACAGCAACTTCGAGCTGCACGGTGTTGAGAATGCACTGATGGCCTACACCGAAGGCGATCTCCTCGAATACTCGCGGCAGTACGGCAAAGCCCAAGCCAAGTTCCAGGAGGGAGCCGCTCAGGTTTCCATTATGAAGGACATGGAGCGAGGCCAGCAGCAGCAGATCAGCCGGATCATTCCTGATAGCCTCTACGACTACACCTTTCAGGACATCACCTAATGCCATTCCAATCCTCAGACGCACTCGATGACCAGATGCTTCTGGATGGAAGCAATGGGTTCAGTACTGGTGTCATTTCCGCTACTCGCCCCGATGCGATTCCGGCTACCAGCGTCGAGTGGGCCATGAACATGGACTACGATGATTTCGGAAATCTCGTAAGCCGATTCGGAACCACATCCATTGTTGGCAACAGCAGTTCGTTGAATTGGGAAAGCACCACTACCAACTGGGAATCCACGACCAGCTACTACCTGTCGAACCTCCCAAACAACTGCACGGTTTACTCGGGATTCTATTTCGACACTGCTGCATCCGAACGCCTCATCGTTGCGCTGCTGAATCCGACCGGATCAATAAAGCAGCTATGGTCAACGGATCTCGCGTCAAACTACACCGCGATAACTGGTGCCACGCTGAATGCTGCCGCGAAGTTCGTGTACTTCGCTCAGCTCAACGACAAACTGTTCTATTCCGACGGGTACGGATCTCTGAAGTACATCACCAGTAGTGCCACAGACTCATCTGTCACTGCTGGAAAGATCAGCCGCATCGATGTCATCAATCAGGGATCAAACCTATCGTCAGTTCCCGCTGTCACCATTGCTGCTCCCCCGAGCGGTGTGACCGCTACGGCAACCGCCGTTTGCGGGCTTGATGGCAATGTCCTTTCAATAACTATCGACAACCCTGGTAGCGGATACACCACGGCTCCTTCTGTAAGCATATCTGGCGGTGGCGGGGCGCATGCGGTCGCTTTTGTTTCGCTCACTCCTCCGAGCAAGCCGATCTATCTGACCACGCACATGCAACGCCTGTTCTGTGCGTCCGCTGATACAACTGTTCCTCCAGATACCCTCTACTTCTCTGATCTTCTCGATGGCGAAAATTGGGACCCTCTTGGTTCCATTCGGGTGGGCGGTGACGGCGATCCGATCACCGGAATCTACTCGTGGTTCGGATACAAGTTGCTCGTCTTCAAGGAACGGTCCATCTGGTCCGTGGATGCCGATCCTACGCAAGATCCTGCGGATTGGGTCATCTCGATCATCTCTGGCAATGTCGGTTGCG